TTGTACTAGAGGAACAAGCGCACCTTACAGAGGTGCTGCACCACAACGTACAACAGCAGGAACTCATCCTATAGGAGCAAAAGTTTTTGGTGCTTATAAAGTAGATTCTTTAAATGAAACACAAGTTAGAGGTACCGGTCAACCTGAATTTACAACTCAATTTGATGGTGTGAATGTTACATTAGCAAGTAATGCTACAAGCACAGAAACAGGGGGCGGTTTATTATGTACAATCGGACCCATTAATGATAGAGCTTAATTATGTCAGGAATTGCAAATTATACATATTCAACACTAACAACTGCCATTAGAAACTACACAGAAGTTTCAAGTGATGTTTTAACCACAGCTGTTGTTGATGGTTTTATTATGGCAGCGGAAATGAGGATTAATCAAGAGCTTCCAATGGACGCTGATCGAAATGTACAAGAAGGTACATTATCTACAGATAATAATACAATTAACGTTCCAGCTGGGGCTTTATTTATTAGAGGTGTTGAAGTATTTAATTCAACAGCAAACACTACAGGTAATGGTAGTTGGTTAGAAAAAAAAGATCAAACATATTTAACTGAATATACAGATAGATTAACCGGACCAGAAGGTGATTTAACTGCACAAGATGTAACAGGTTTTCCTAAATACTATGCAATGTTTGGAGGAGCTACATTACTTACAGATACTACATCTGGAGGACTATATATAGCCCCCACACCGGATGCAGCTTACAAATTTAGAATATATTATAACAAGTATCCTGTAGGATTAGGGTCAGGAAATGATGGAAACTCTACTACATATTTAAGTAATTACTTTCCTCAAGGACTATTGTATGCGTGTTTAGTGGAAGCATTTGGTTACTTAAAAGGTCCAATGGATATGTTGACATATTATGAAAATAGATATAAAAATGCAATACAACAGTTTGCAGGAATGCAAATTGGGAGAAGAAGACGAGACGATTACACTGATGGAACAATCAGAATACCAGTCAAATCACCTTCACCCTAAACTAGGAGAAAAAAATTATGGCAATAACTTCAGCAATATGTAACAGTTTTAAAACACAGATTTTAACAGCAATTCACAATTTTACAAATGGTGGAAATACTTTTAGACTAGCTTTATATACAAGTTCAGCAACATTAAATAAATCAACAACAACTTATATTACAGCTAACGAAGTAGCTAATGGTAATGGTTACACTACTAAAGGCATTGCACTTACAAACGTAACACCGGCTTTATCGGGTGACACAGCTTGCTGTGATTTTTCAGATGTATCTTTTACATCGGCTTCTTTTACGACTAGAGGATGTTTAATTTTTAATGATACAGCAACCAATGATCCTGCAGTTTGTGCAATTGATTTTGGTGGAGACAAAACAGTTTCTTCTGGAACTTTTACAATTCAATTTCCAGCAGCTGACGCATCTAACGCTATCGTGAGAATAGCATAAGGAGTAATTCCTTATGGCCAATTCTTGGAATGAATCCGGCACAACCTGGGGACAAAACACCTACGGTACTCAATCACAAGTTATAATTACTTTAACAGGTGTACAATCAACTTCTGCAATTGGTTCTGTTACAGCAGCTAATATAGAAGGTTGGGGTAGACAATCATATGGAAACTCTGGTTGGGGTGTAGATTATGCCGTACAGCCTGTAGGAGTACAAGCTACTTCTAGTATTGGTTCTGTTATAGCCAGTCAAATTATTACCATACCTTTAACCGGACAACAAGCAGCTACAGGACTTGGTTCACTAACTACAGGTCAACTTACAAACGTAGCACTAACAGGATTACAAGCACAGTCAGAACTTGGAACTTTTGATAATGCAGGTACGCTAGTTGGTTGGGGTAGAAACGGTTGGGGTGAAGAACCTTATGGAGATTCATTTAATACCTTAGTTCAACTTGCCGGTTCAGCAGCATTAACTATGACTTCTAATGTAGGGTCATTAACAAGTGCAATAGAAAATTTTGTAGTTCCAACAGGGGTTCAAGCAACTGCTGCAGTAGGTGGTTTAACTTTGGTTTTAACTTCTGTAATAACTCCAACAGGTTTAAGAATTGAATCTAATGTAGGAGACTTTGATCCTGCTGCAGAAACTGTTGGATTAACAGGTCAAAGTGCAACAGCTACAGTTGGTGGTATAGTTCTTGATGCAGTAGACATTGGTTTAACAGGATTACAAGCAACTTCCTCATTAGGAACTTTATCACTACAGCTTGCTCAAATTCCAACAGGTCAACAAGCAACTTCTTCTGTAGGATCATTGGTTCCTGAAATAGGGGTTCCTTTAACGGGAGTCTCAGCGACATCTGTTGTTGGAGCATTAACATCTAGTGCGATGACAGTAGGTTTAGAGGGACAACAAGTTATATCTAGTGTAGGAGAGGTTATTATACTAGGTTTCCAAGATGTTAATATTGTAGGAAATACTAATTATTCTGATGTTGACGTTGTAGGCGAAACATCGTATACAGATGTAACACATGTAGCTTAGGAGAACAAAATTATGGCATCAACATTTACAGATCTCGGTTTAGAATTAATGGCAACCGGCGAAAACGCTGGTACTTGGGGAACAAAAACTAACGCTAACTTAAGTCTTATAGAACAACTTACGGGTGGTGTTCTACAGGTTTCTATTGCCGGTGGTGCGGGAACTACAGCTTTAACAATAGCAGACGGTGCTTTAACAGGTACTGCTCAACAAAGAATTATAGAACTTACTGGTACTATATCAGGAAACAGAATTGTTACTTTTCCATTACTTACAGAAACTTTTTACATTATTAAAAATGGAACTGCAGGATCACACACAGTACAATTAAAAGCTGCATCTGGTTCAGGTGCAACTGTTACTTTTGCAACAGGGAATAAAGGATATAAACTTATTTATCTTGATGGTGTGGCAACTAACACTGGACTTTTTGAAGCTCCTTTAGGAGAAGCAAACGAAGTAACCCTTACTGGAACAGAAACTTTAACAAACAAAACTTTAACAACTCCTATTTTAACTACACCTATTGCCAACGCTGGTATCCAATTAAAAAATGGAGCAAGTAGTGCTGGGTTTTTACAATTTTTTGAAGATAGTGATAATGGAACAAATACTTTAAAATTAATTGGTCCTGCTGCAACAGGAGACGTTACAGTAACATTACCGGCAGCAACTGACACACTAGTTGGAAAAGCTACAACAGATACTTTAACAAATAAAACTTTAACTGCACCTATTTTAACTACACCTAAAATTGGTACTTCAATTTTAGATACGGGTGGAAACGAATTAGTTTTATTAACTGCAACAGGTTCAGCAGTTAATGAGTTTACTTTAGCTAACGCAGCATCGGGTAATGGACCAAGACTATCAACAACAGGTGAAACTAATGTTGATTTAGATTTATTAGCTAAAGGTACTGGTCATGTAACTATTAGAGGTAATACTAATCCAGGTTCAATTCAACTTAACTGTGAACAAAACTCTCATGGTATTAAACTTACGTCACCCGCACACTCAGCTAATCAATCGTATGAACTTAAATTTCCAACTGGAAATGTTACAGCAGAAAGATTTTTAAAAGTAGCTTCTGTATCTGGTTCAGGTACTACAGGTATTGGTCAATTATCTTTTGCTGAAGTATCCGGTGGAACTGCATGGCAAGCAGTTAAGACTTCTGGTTTTACAGCAGTAGCTGGAGAAGGGTACTTTATTAACACTGCAGGTGGTGCAATAGAAATGGATTTACCAGCAGGAACTTTAGGAGATGAAATTTCTTTTATTGATTATGGAGGAACATTCGATTCCAACGCTCTTACAATAGATCCAAATGGATCTGAAAAAATTGCAGGTTCAACAGCAAGTTTAACAGTTTCAGTAGAAAGGGCAGCTAACACTTTAGTTTATGTAGATGGAACTCAAGGTTGGTTGCTAAAGAATAAATAGCCATGGCTACTTATAAAGGAATACAAGGTTTCTCAATTCAAAACGTAACCTCTGATCCAACAACCGTTGGACAAGTTTGGTACAACAGTTCAAATACAGTTTTTAAATTTACTGGAGTTGCAGCTGCGGCATCTTGGGCTAGTGGTGGTAATTTAAATACTTCAAGATACGGTCTTGGAGGAGCTGGAACTCAAACAGCTGGTTTAGGTTTTGGTGGTAATCCACCAAATGATGGAACAAATGCAACAGAAGAATATAATGGTACATCTTGGGCAAACGGTGGAAATTTAGGTACAGCAACACGTTATGCATCAGGGTGTGGAACTCAAACAGCTGCCTTAGCAATAGGTGGTGGTCCACCAACTCCTGCCAACCCTTCACGGAAAACACAAGAATATAATGGAACGGCTTGGACTAATGGTGGAGATTATGGCGTTAAGGCATTTTATCTAGCAGGTTGTGGAACTCAAACAGCAGCACTTGGTGCTGGTGGAATATCTTATAATCCCGCTGGTGGTCAAATAGCATTAAACTTGACTTATGAATATAATGGATCGTCTTGGACAGCTGGTGGAAATTTACCTTCGGCACTAAGAAAAAATTCCGGTGCTGGAACACAAACTGCAGCACTTTCTATTGGTGGTCAAACATATAATCCTACTGTTTTCAAAAATCAAACTTTAGAATACAATGGTTCTTCTTGGACAAGCGGTGGAAATTTAGCAAATGTACAAGCTAATGGAATGGCTGCTGGAATTCAAACTGCGGCTGTATATTTTGGTGGTAATTCAGGTCCCGGAGTTGCTACAGAAGTATATGATGGATCTTCATGGACAAATAGTACAAATATGAATCAACCCAAAAACAGAGCAGCTGGTGGTGGAACTGCTACAGCAGCATTTGTTGCAGGAGGTCAACCTGGTACCTCTACAGAAGAATTTACAGGCGGTTCACCGGCAACAAAAACAATAACAACAACTTAATTAACGAAGGAGAAAACTATGGCAAAAACACATCAATACTGCGTAGCAGAAAACTGGGGCAAAGGATTCATTGAACATAGTGATTCTAGAAAGATTGCATTTTCCGGTTTACCTGGTAATGTTTGGCAAGTACCTGCACATAACAAAGATGCAAATCTTTGGATTAATAAAGTGTTAGGAACTGTTAAAACAAAAGACGAAGCGCAAGCAATTGTTGACGTTGAGGTCACTGCAGCACAAACTGCATGGGATGCTTTATCTGATGAAGAAAAAAGTAGAAACCCAAGACCCGCTGATATAATATTAGAGGAATAAAATTAAATGTCTACGTACAAAGAAATTAACGGAATTAAAGTTGAGAGCTTAGGCTCTGACCCACCTGCTCCTTTTGAAGGACAGGTATGGTATAACACTTCTTCAAATTCTTTAAAATATCGAAGTGGTGCTATTGCTGCAGCTTGGGCTACAGGCGGAGCTAAGAGTAACCCATCGTTTAGCGCAGGAGCACTTGGTACTCAAACAGAAGCTTTAAGTTTTGGTCCTCCTGCACCTCCTTCAGCTGTTACTGAAGAATATAATGGATCTTCTTGGACAAGTGGTGGGACTATGGGGACTGCAAGATATACAGCAGGAGGAGCTGGTACTGTAACAGCAGGTTTAGTTTTTGGTGGATATAAAGATCCAGGTTTTGCAAGTGAAACAGAAGAATACAATGGAACATCTTGGACAAATGGTGGAGCTTTAAGTAATGCAAGATATCAATCAGGGGGTTGTGGTACACAAACAGCTGCCTTAGCTTTTGGTGGCATAGTTAGTGGATTTGGCTCTACAGCAGCAACCGAAGAATACAATGGTTCATCTTGGACATCTGGTGGAAATTTAGCTACTCCGAGACGAAAAATTGGATCAGCTGGCACACAAACAGCAGGTTTAGGTTTTGGCGGTTATCTTGCAACAGCAAATCCTGATACAGAAGAATATAATGGTTCTTCTTGGACAAGTGGTGGAGATATGAATACAGATAGAAACGGTCTTGGAGGAGCTGGAACTCAGACAGCTGCTATAGGTTTTGGTGGGGGTCCATCTTCAACAGCAGCAACAGAATTATACGACGGATCTTCTTGGACAAACACAACAAACTTGATTAACGCTAGAAGTAATACATCAGGTTGTGGAACACAAACAGCAGCACTTGCTGTGGGTGGGGGTGGTGGTCCTGTCCGATCTTCTAGTGAAGAATTTTCAAATGCTACATCAGCAGGAACAAGAACAGTAGGAACAAATTAAATTATTATGACTACATACAAAGAAATAAACGGAGCTAATATACAAATTTTATCTTCAGATCCAACTAATCTAGTACTTGGACAAATTTGGTATAATACTACGACAAGTCTTTTAAGAGGTGCAGAACAGGGTTCAGCGTCTTGGGCCACAGGTGGAAATCTGGGTAATGAAACTTTTCAATTAGCGGGTGCTGGAACTCAAACAGCAGCACTTGTTTTTGGAGGTGCTCCTGGTGCAAAAAATATTACCCAAGAATATAATGGAACGGCTTGGACTAATGGTGGAAATTTAGCTACAGCAAGAAGATATCTATCAGGAACTGGTTTACAAACAGCAGGTTTGGCATTTGGTGGTGCTCCAGGAACTCCAGCAAAACAAGCTACCGAAGAATATAATGGTTCTTCTTGGACTAATGGTGGAAATATGGGAACTGGAAGAGAAAGAATGGCGGCAGCAGGTATTCAAACAGCAGCTTTAGCTATAGCAGGTTTTAATGGTTCAGATCCAGGAGTAAATATTTCTGAAGAATATAATGGTTCATCTTGGACAAACGGTGGAAATTTAACAACAGCTAGACGGGCTTTAGGGGGTTGCGGAACTCAAACAGCAGCTTTAGGTTTTGGTGGATATGGCCCTGGTTCAACTAGATCAACGGCTACAGAAGAATACAATGGCTCGTCTTGGACAAATGGTGGAAATTTAAACGCAGGTAGATTTGAATTAGCGGGTGCTGGAATACAAACGGCAGCTGTTGCTTTTGGGGGAAATCAAGATCCACCTAGTGCGATGGCAAATACTGAAGTATATGATGGAACATCTTGGACGACTAGTGCAAATATGAGTGTAGGAAGATTAGGTTTAGCAGGAGCTGGAACACGATCGTCATCTTTAGCTTTTGGTGGGCAAAGCCCAGCAGGATCTTTAACTGCAACCGAAGAATTTACAGGACCAGGAGCACAAGGAAGAACAATATCAGGTTCTTAAACCTTGCAATAATTTTTAAATCCTTTATATATTACTTAAACATAAAGGAGACAGAAATGAATACAGAGAAAAGAAATATCCAACCGTTAATAGAAAAAGAAGAAGAGCATCTTCATAATATTTTGCCTACAGAAGATGTTAAAATATTTAAAGATATGGTAGGTGAGTTCAGAGATACTTGGACTAAGAAACAAATTTTTAGAACAGAAACAGAAGCTAGGATATCCGTACTTCAAGATATGAAATATCCAACTAAGGCTTCTAAATACTGGCAGTGTGTTAGAGAACAAAATGTATTTTTAGAAAATCTAATGTCGTTGTCTTTTGATTATAGAAGAAACGATGTTAAGATTAAAAGACTAGAGAAAAAAATCCTAGAAGAAAAAGAAGATGATCTTAAACAAGAACTTTGGCAAATTGATTTAGATGAAAAAAGATATGGTAAAGCTAATATGGAGCTTACTGCAAAAGATAGAATGCGAGAATTAAAGATGTGGTCTAAACTTAAAGTAGAATTTAATGATGGTTCTTTTAATGATCAAGATGTTGATCAACATCAATTAGAATCTTACAATAAAATCATGCAGCATAAATCTAAAACCCTAACATCTGGTTCATCACAAGCAGAAGTATTTAATGTATTGGGTCAATTACAAACTATAGAAAGAGTGAAAAGAAATGGAGAACTGGAACACAATAGAAAAGAATCAATTACTTCAGAACCAAGTTTTGGAAAAAAACCAGAATAGAAAACTTTTATTTTTAGTAGCACTACCGAGGTCTGGTAATACTTTGTTTGGAAGTATCATGAATCAAAATCCTGAGATAGCTGCGACTGCTAACTCTGTGACTTTAGAGATAATGAAAGATCTACATCTATTAAAAAATACAGATGTGTTTGAAAACTTTCCTGATCACAAATCGTTAGACAATGTACTAGATAATGTGTTTACTAATTATTATCAACATTGGCCGCAACGTATAATTATTGACCGTGGTCCAGTAACAACGCCCTCTAATCTTGAATTAGTAAACAAGCATTTTAAACATGGTTTTAAATGTATAGTATTACTTAGAGATTTAATGGATGTACTTGCTAGTTATATGCAATGGTACACAGAAAATCCAGATGCATTTCCTAATAGATATGGTCATACAACAGATTTTGACAAGTTAATGATGTTGATGAATATAGACGGAGCTATTGCTAAAGAGTTAGACGCAATTCAAAATTCGTACAACTATCCAGGTATGTGTCACTATGTAAAATACGATGATATGGTTACAAATTCTGAACAGGAGTTTAGAAAAATATATCAATTCCTAGGGGAACCTTATTTTAATCATAGGTTTAATAATTTAAATCAAATACAAGTAAATGGTTTATCTTATGACGATAAAATTGTTGGTAGTAATATGCATAAACTATTTGATGGGCCAGTTAGAAAAGTGTACAACCCTTACATAGAAAGAATTCCAAAAAAGATTATAGAAAAATATGGACACATTAAATTTTAAAGCAGTATTTTTAGGTCAATCGGTTATAAAATACGAAGTTCCTTTAGATGTATTTCATTCTATTAATCATATTTATGAAAATAATTTTCATAGCCTTAATCCTGCAAACAAACAACTTGCAGGGAAAATAGAAAAAGAACATTCATTGTTCTACGATGGAGAAGATGAATCAAGAATGAAAAGACATAGCTTAATACCTACAAATGTTCAACAATGGTTTATGGACACTTACCATCATTATTTAAATTGGAATAAAATTAAAGGATATAAAACACATTTAAATTCTGTTTGGGTTAATGAAATGAAACAACATGAGTATAATCCAATACATGTTCATCAAGGCAGTATATTTACAGGACTGTCTTCTGTAATGATGTTAAAACTACCTACAAATTATGGTGTTGAGTATTCAGCAGTTGAGAGCCCATCAAATGGAACACTACAAATATTGGGTTCTTCGTCTGGTCAGTTTGCAAATGTAGATTATAAACCTAATTTAAAAGAAAGAGATTTCTATGTATTCCCTTATGATATGAGACATACAGTTTATCCTTTTAATTCAACAGATGAAGTTAGGCGTACTCTTGCAGCTAATTGTGACGTAGAGTACAACCCTATAAATAATAGAGGAGCGGAATGATACATTCTTCTTATTATTTAGATAATAAATTTGTAGATGAAATTATAGAAATAATAAATACCTATGACGGTAAACAAATTTATAAAGGAACTTGTACTCAAAAAGGTGTTCAAACTAATAATATAATTAATTTATTTAATCATAAATTATTAAATAAAATTCTTCCTATGCAAGATATTAAAACAGAAGTTTTTTGGTTACATTATATTAAATATAATGAAGGCGGTTATCAAAAACAACACAACCACCCTAATGAGAAATATAGTTTTATAGTATATTTAAATGATGCAGATGGAGATACTGTTTTTAAAGAACCTATGAACATAGAAGTAGCTCCTGAAAAAGGAAAAGTAATTATATTTGATGCAAAAATATTACACTATGCTAAACCTTCTTTTAAAGAAAAAAAAGTTTTAGTCGGAGCAATTAAATAATGATGCATACAGAACCTAATTGGAAAAGTTATATGGTTGAAACAACCGAACCTATATTTACACCTGAACAATGTAATATTATTAGTAAACTAGGAAGAGCTATGCCACCACAAAATGCACAAATAGGTGGAGGAGATGGAGGCGTTCATGATACTAAAACTAGAATATCTCATATTAGTTGGATACCATTTGATCAACCCGATTCAATTCCAATGTATAAAAAATTAGAAGACACGATGCATAAAATTAGTAGGAGACATTTTGGTTTTGAAAACATGGCTATTAATGAACAAGCACAATACACAGAATATCCTGAAGGTGGTTTTTATGATTGGCATATGGATTGTGATTTAGTTATGGCTAAAGAACCCCCTGTTAGAAAAATATCTATGACCCTTGTGTTATCTCACGAGTCTGAATTTGAAGGTGGTGGACTAGAGTTAGCAAAACCAAATAATATTATAAAACCTAAACAAGGACACGCTATATTTTTTGCAAGCTTTATTAATCATAGAGTAGTGCCTATTACTAAAGGACTAAGAAAATCTTTAGTAATGTGGTTTGGTGGGGAACCTTTTAAATAATGCATAGAGAACTTTTTTTTGCAACACCTGTTTATATTAAAGATGTAGGCACACCAGAATACAATAAATATTTAGAAGAACAAATCATAACTTGGTCTAAAAAAAATCCAAGTGTAAAAAAAACAAACATAAACGGTTGGCACTCTTCTACAAATATGCATACAAAACCAGAGTATAAACATTTAATAGAAGAACTGTATATTGCACAACAAGAAATATACAAAGATGAATGTTTAGATTCAGAACCTTTTTTAGGTAATATGTGGGCTAACATAAATTACAAAGATGGATTTAATAAACCTCATATACATTCTAATTCATTATGGTCTGGGGTTTACTATGTTAAAACTCCAGAAAAATGTGGCAATTTAGAACTACACGATACAAAGACAATGTCTCTAATGTCTCGACCTATAAAAAATAATAAAGAAGAACCAAAACATCTATGGAAAGAAGTACATTTTAAACCAAAAGCTGGACGTTTAATTATGTTTCCATCTTGGGTTAATCATTGTGTTGATCTCAATAAATCAGATGATATAAGAATATCTGTGTCGTTTAATTTTTTACAGAAAAGAATTATGGTATAATGTTTAATAAATATCAAGTAATCAAAGGTGCTATTAACTACGAGTTAGCTAATTTTATATTTAACTATTTCTTACTTAAAAGAGATGCGGTTAAATTTATGTATGACAACAACATAATTTATAACACCGGAATGTTAGGTACTTGGACTGACTCACAAATCCCTAACACTTACTCTCATTATTCAGATCATGTAATGGAGACCCTACTAGTTAAAGTGTTACCAAAAATGCAACAAGAAACTGGGTTAGATTTGATACCTACTTACTCTTATGCAAGATTATATAAAAAAGGTGATGAATTAAAAAAACATAAAGATAGACCAAGTTGTGAGATATCTACTACTATACACTTGGGTGGTGAGCCGTGGGCAATATTCATAGAAGGCACTAAAGTCTTGCTTGAAGTAGGAGATATGCTAGTATATAGTGGCTGTGAACTTGAACATTGGCGAGAGCCTTTTGACGGGAACATTTGCGGTCAAGTATTTCTACATTATAATCATGTAAATGGCCCATTTGCTGAAAAAAATAAATTTGATGGCCGTCCTATGTTGGGTCTACCATCATTTGTAAAATAGTATTATAGTGGAATTATATGTTACAAAAATTAGGTTTTGCACCAGGGTTCAACAAACAAGTTACAGAGACCGGGGCCGAGGGGCAGTGGTTTGACGGAGACAATGTTCGTTTTAGATATGGTACACCTGAAAAAATTGGTGGCTGGACACAGTTAGGTGAGTCAAAATTAACAGGAGCCGTTAGAGCTATTCATCATTGGGATGATAATGCCGGTATTAAATATGCTGCACTAGGAACTAGTAAGATTTTATATGTATATTCTGGTGGTCTTTATTATGACATTCATCCAATTAGAACTACGTTAACAGGTGCTAATTTTACAAGTACGTCAAATTCAAAAACAGTTACAGTAACATGTAATACTAATCATGGTTTGTTGGAAAATGATATTGTATTATTTGAAGACGTAACTGGTCTAAGCAATTCTACTTTTACAAATGCCACGTTTGAAGATAAAAAATTTATGGTTACGTCTGTGCCAGGTGGTACAACTTTTACAATCACAATGGATGCTAATGAAACAGGCACTCCTTTAAGTACTGCGGGATCTACAAAGATAGCATGTTATTTTACTGTTGGACCAGCACAACAACTAGGTGGTTTTGGTTGGGGAGCAGGTTTATACGGTGGTACTTCCATTGGTCCGTCGGCAACGACTTTACAAACAGCTTTGACTAACACTACTACAACAAGTATAGTTCTTGCAAACTCAGCAGCTTTTCCATCATCAGGTGAAATTAGAATAGGAACAGAAGACATAAGTTTTACAGCAAACAACACTACAACAAATACTTTAAGTGGAGGTGCAAGAGGTGCAAACGGAACTACAAAAGCCACACACAATGCAGGAGTTGCAGTTACAAATATATCTAGTTTTGTTGCTTGGGGAGAACCGGCTTCTTCTGACTTTACAATTGACCCTGGTTTATGGGTTCTTGATAACTATGGTACAAAACTTATTGCACTTATTTATAATGGTAAATGTTTTGAATGGGATGCATCAGCAACTAATGCAACATCTACAAGAGCAACAGTTTTAGCAAACGCACCAACGGCTTCACGTCATGTACTGGTCTCAACTCCGGATAGACACTTAGTATTTTTTGGAACTGAGACAACAGTAGGTACACCAACAACACAAGATGATATGTTTATTAGATTCTCGGATCAAGAAAATATTGATACTGCAGATGCTTATGTGACGAAAGCTGAAAATACATCCGGTACTCAAAGACTTGCCGATGGTTCTAAAATTATGGGTGCCATTAAAGGTAGGGACTCTATTTATGTATGGACTGATACTGCATTATTTTTAATGAAATTTGTAGGCCAGCCATTTACTTTCTCTTTTGAACAAGTAGGAACCAACTGTGGATTGTTTGGTAAAAATGCTTGTATTGAAGTTGATGGTTCTTCTTATTGGATGTCAGAAAATGGTTTCTTTAGATACGATGGTCAATTACAATCTATGCCTTGTTTAGTAGAAGACCATGTTTACGATGATATTAATGCTACATCAAGAGATCTTATTAATGCAGGGTTAAATAATTTATTTGGAGAAATAAATTGGTTCTATTGCACAGCTGCATCAGATCAAATTGATAGAGTAGTTACTTATAACTACTTAGATTCTTCTCGTGAACGTCCTATATGGACAACAGGTACATTACCTAGGACGGCATGGCAGGATTCAGCAGTTTTTGATAGACCTCACGCAACTTATTTTAGACTTTCAGATAATGCTTCATTCGATGTTACTGGTAATACGCAAGGTAGTTCTATATACTATAACCAGGAAACAGGGACTGATCAAATTAATTCAGGGGGTATAGTTACTGCTATTATTGGTAACATAATTTCTGGTGATTTTGATATAACACAAAAAAGATCTTCAACGGGAGCAGTTGCAGGCATGCCTGATCTTAGAGGAGATGGAGAATACATTATGAGAATTAGTAGATTTATACCAGATTTTATTAGTCAAACCGGTAACACGGCTGTTAAATTTAAAACAAGACTGTACCCAAACAGTGATGAAACTACTACTTCGTTTACTTGTAATTCAGATACAACTAAAAAAGATATAAGAGTTCGTGCAAGACAGGTTGCATTAGAAATTGCTAACACAACTACCAATGAAGATTGGAAACTAGGTACGTTTAGATTAGATATACATCCAGGAGGAAGAAGATAATGGCTGTAGGAAACCCATTTGCTAAGTCACAAGGTTTTGATTTTATTTCTAACAATAAATATTTACAAGATGATTTTACAGGAAGTGAACCATTAGATTTTAGCAACGTATCTGGTTCTGGAATTATGTCTCAAACTCCATATATTTATCCACCAATTAATGGAGATGATAGACCCATTGATACTGGACCTATAGATTATGGATATAAATCAATTGTTGATAAACCAAATTTTACGCCTGTGGGTCAACCTCAAACTAATTTTGAATATGATATTGAAGAAGGTACTATTGATGATGAAGATATAGAAAATAATCAAGCACAATTAAATAAAATGGATTTAGTTAAAGCAGGTATAAGTGGTATGTTTTTAGGTCCTTTTTCCGGAGCAGGGTCTCTTTATAGATCGCAGAAAAAAGCAGAAAAAGAAATGCGCGATAAAATAGATGCAGAAATTAATACACAGTATGGATATGGTTCAGGCGCAGCTTCAAAAGACGATATGGATTCTTATGGGGTAGACAAAGATACAGGTAATCCTGGAAATTATGATCAAGATTATGACATGAAAGATGGTGGTAGAGCCGGATACTTCTTTGGTGGTAGAGTAAATTTTAAAAACGGAGGCTTAGCAAGTATTTTATAATGGCAAAAATTGTACAATCATTAACTAGAGCAGCTAAAGATTATGAACAAAAAAATATACAATCATTGATCAGGGATCTTGACGGTATTATAACAAAATTAAATTCTTCTTTTCAAGAAGAAGTAAAACAGGAGATAGAAGCTAAGAGTTTCTTTTTAGAATAATGGCAGTAGTAAACCAATATAAATTTAAGGGTATAGATAACAATACAACTGGTAATGCTTTGTCTCCATTTGGTGCAAATCTTCCAGGTGTTAATGAGACTATAATTATTAAATCATTACTTGTTACATCTGCATCTACACCAACGGTGACTATTATAAACAACAGTATTACAGCTATTAAAACAGCGGCATTGACAGCTAATGTTACCACAGAATTATTGACCCAACCTTTAATAGTAGAAGGTGGGTCTGCTTTTACAATACAATCAAGTAACACAGGCTCATTTGATATAGCTATCAGTTACTTAAACATCAAAAAAGAAAAGGTAGACTAATGAAAATATATGACGCTAAAGTAGAAGAGACTTACAGACACCTTGAGACCGGAGAGATTTTTAAGGAAAGAAAAGATTGGGAAGCTAAGGGTTATAAGGCAGAAGAGATGGCACAAGACGTAAAAGTTATCATGCCTTCTCTTGATTTAATAGGAAAAACCAAGTAGAACAGATAAACTAGGATTAAATTATGGCAATTTCAAGAATGCAACAACCACAACAAATGCAAGGCGGTTTAGGAGCTTTAGATGCTCCAAGACAGGGTTACTTTTTAGGTAAACTTGTTAAGAAAGCTACGCGTGGTATTAAGAAAATTGCTAAGAGTCCATTAGGTAAGATGGCTTTAATAGCTGGTGGTGGTTATCTAGCCGGTGGTTTTATGCCAGGTGGTGGTGGTCTTATGGGAGGTATGGGTAATTTTAGAAATTTAGGTTCTGGTATAGGTGGTTTGTTTAGAAAAGCTGGTGCAAGAAGTGCAACAGATAAAGGTGGTTTCTTAAGAAGCCTTGTTAGAAAATATGATCCTGATACAAAAACTTATGGTGATTTAAGTGCGGGTAAATTAGCACTTGGTGCTTTAGGTGCAGGAGCTGTAGCACTTCCTTTTATGGGTGGCGGCGATGACGAGGACGATGGTCCAGTAGATGTTATGGACGTTGCCGGAACAACAAACCGAGCAAGAAATTTTTACAGTGGTGCGGGCAATTCCGGTGCAGGTTTAGATTTTATGCCACAGAAAAAATATGTTAATCAAAATTTTTACGCAGCTGAGGGTGGTCGAGCAGGCTATGCTAATGGTGGTTATTTAGATGAAGAAGAAGAATTTATTAGATCAGGTGCTGGTCAAAGCAGAAGAATGCCAACAGCATTTTTAGCAATGGGTGGTGGTGCAGGAGAAGCACAAGCAGAACAAATGCTTCAAGCAGAATTTATAAAATATAAAAACAAAGGTGGAGAATTATCTTTTCAACAATTTGTCCAAGCAGTAATGCAACAAGAACAACAGTCTCAAGGTATGCAACAACCGACTATGATGGCAGCTAATGGTGGTCGAATAGGTTATAATGATGGTGGCCCTACTTTTGGTTTTAGCCCTAATGATTTATTATTATTAGAAAAATTTAAATATGACCCTGGAGAAGTATCTACTTATAAAGATGGTGGTAAAGAATTAATATCGTCATTAAAAACTGTTGGTTTTGCTGATGGTGGAATGGCTGGTATGAGTGTACCTGGATACGGAACACCTGCAGGCACTAATCAATTTGGTTACCCTAGTGGTGGAGAAAGAGTCAATGCTGCAGAAGGTGGAATTATGGCAACTGATGAAGCATCAGAGATGATTGACATGGG